CACATAGACGGCGACAATGCATTTAAATTGTCCCGAGTGACAACTGCATCATCGTCATAATTTGACATTATCTATCCCAACCAGTTTGCTTTTCTGTTGCAGTTGGATTATTAACTCTAGGTGGATTTGTGTAAACTCTCTTAAAGAACCTACCTAATTCTGGTGTTGGGTCTGCGATTTCCATTCCCATCTTTTCAGTAAGAATGTCACCGATACGTAAACACTCATCATATAGTTTATCGTAGTCCCATTCTACTCCAGTTTTAGAACATTTCTCTTCGCCACCAGCAACAGTAGGAAGAATTTCTTCTTCAAAATAAGATTTGAACCAATCAAACGATGAAATGTTTTCCAATAAGTAATCTTCTACAAAATTAATATCATAGCATCCTAGTCTTGCGCCGAAGCAAGCCCAAATGCCGTTCTCTACATCAGCACCAACATTACACCATGTTACTAATCTTTCGTAGTTTTTTGGCCATATTCTCTTTTTAAAATCTTCAATAGGCACAGTCTTGCCTTCATCTAAAGACATCTTAACACCTTCACGATATCCTGCACGAAATGCCTGAAATGGTGAGCCTGCGTTGTATACTTCTGAATGAATGTCATTCATTTGAATATAATTCAAATCCCAACAGAAGTCTACTTTCTTTGTTTCATCTTCTGCATTCTCGTGTGTTTTCATTTCTAACACCAAGTCTACTGGCCAACATTTGATACCACCATTACCGTATACTAATCCATTAATCATGTTCTTAGCACTCCAACTAATAATAGAGTTTGCTAAGTCTGTGTTTTCTGTGAAACTTATCTCTAAATCAAAAAACTTTTCATCAACGATGTTGTCACCATCGATAGTAATAAATCTGTCAGTTTCACTTTGTCTTGCACATTCTTTGTGTGCGTTGTCAAATCCTTTTACTCCATCTACTCTTTTAGCAAATGGAAACTTCATCATTAGGTTCGCCCAATGTTCTTCTTTTGCTGGTTCATCATAACTGATATAGAATACATCTAAATCACCTATGACAACTTTTGATTCTTTCATACTTTTCTCCACGAATACTTGTCAAAATACTTCTGTGTATAGACACTTATACTGTATTTATTAAATGCTAACTTAACATGTTTTCCAGTGGATAATAGTTCAGAAAATGGTACTTCTACTGTTTTTATTAGAAATTCTGGTCTATCTTTGTGTGTGATAAAGAACACATGGTCTGTTTTGCCAGCAACACTAACCATTTGATTTGCATCAATTTCAATACTTTCTTTCAATTTGTCGTTTGCTTCGAATATCAATTCGTCATCATTGAGTGAAAGTAGTATATCAGCATCTTCTGTTGTTAATATCTTATGTAGTTGATTGTCTTTGTTTCTTCGTTTAATGTCAACTTTTGATTTTATAATCTCATATATGAGTGGATTCTTTGTTCTTTTGACTATGTAATCTGAAAATTTGTAACTGCCATTAAGAAAAGGCTCAATCTCTTTAATCTCAAACCATGCAAATAAATCTTTCGTGTCTTGGATTTGATTCGTTATCTGTGTAATCTTATTGAACCCATCGAAATAAACAGCACGACATGTTTTTGTTTTTTCTATAACACTTATCATAGTACTGCATCCTCGAGTTGTTTAATCTTATTCTCGTCCATCCAATTCTTCTCTACATAATGTACAGGCAATGTTTGAGTGAAATTACCAATCTTTACTTGTAAATCATCTCCCAACTCACTTGTTATACTTTTAGTCCAGTTACTCTCTATCATAGTTACTGGTACATTCTGTACCATACTTTTCATATGAACAAAAGTAGGAACATCTTTAATATCGTAATCACATGTTTCTGCTTCAATATCTAATAGTTGAATTGCTAATGCGTATGCCACGTCGGCACTCATCCAATTCTGTCCAACACCAGAAAGAAACTTATCAAAGTATACATTCCAATGAGTCATAATTAACTCAACCATTCTAAAGAATTCAAAAGTTAATTCTGATTTATTGAAGTACGTGAAGTTGCTATACACATTTGGTAGATTTAATTGAGTGAACTTCTTTCGATAGTAGTCACTTGTTACATCTTCATTGCGAAATGTTTTAACATTCGTGCAACACCAAACATCTTTCTTAACAAGATACTCCCACCAATAGTCTACACTCTCAGTGAATATCATATCACTATCAAGTATGATAGTTTCATCATAAGGAGTCATATGTGGATATTTCCACTTATTGTGTATCTTCCACTTGTCTCCTTTAGCATCATCATTCCAAGGAATATCAACTATAGCATCAAATACTTTCTTATGTTTATCAGTTATTAGTTTCTTTGTTTCTTCATCTACACATACACATAGATTGCTATTCTCTTGTGTTGCTTTTAAACTGAGAGCGAGAGCATATGACATTTCTAAGTAATCAATGTCTTCACTATTCTGGGCAATAGTTATATATCCTTTGCTCATACTTTCTCTCCGTTTGTCAATAGGTCATCAATACATCTTGCTATTGCTTTCTTATTCATAATATGCACGTCTATGTTTTTAAACCTTGATAGTATATGGTTTGTAATTCTTTCAGCATCAGCACAATACATAATAATATCATTATGTGAGTTGACTCTGTAAATATCATCAAGGTCAAAACTATTATTCAGATAATCAAATGGCAATGATGGCACATCAAACGCAACACTACCGTTCAATATATGTAGTGCCATAGAAAATGCAAAATCATTTCTATATAGATTGCCACTACAATTATATAGGTAATAATAATACTTGTAATTATATTTTATATGACTTATAAGAGTGAATAGATTTTCGGCAAAATCAGATTTCTTAAAATAAAAAACTGTTGCCCAATACATTGGAATACTAAAGTTATCCAGATATTCTATGTTCCCTTTATGACGTCCCGAAACATCTCTGTATTTACAGTTAATCATCACATCGTTTTCACTATCCCATACTTGGTCTAGCACATCATTCATTATGAAATAATCACTATCTATCACAAGTGTTTCATCGTAAGGAGACAACTCATATACCTCACTTCTGCCCATGTTCTTAAATGATGCATACTCAGTTATATGTGTGGTATCTTTAAACAATCGTATGTTTTCTGGTTGAAACTCATCACTAACAATTACTTTATCAAAGTACTCGTTAATTAGTGTTTCGTTCGATTTTAAAGTCTCGGTATTAGTTATTAGACATATCTCGTCAAACAATGAAAGATTCTTTCTGGCATAACCAGCACAAGCACAAGCCTGTTTAGCATAGTCAACGTACTCATTGTTCTGAGCAAATATTATAATACCTTTACTCATATTAAATTTCTAATACTTTTTCTATTTTACGGGAACTTCTTAATTTTTGATATTCGTTATAATAGTCATTCACTACTTCGAAGTATAAACTCGATGTTTCGTCAAGGAATTTTTCAGTGTCTTCAATACGAACAGGTATATCGTTCTTATCAAGTAGAGTTATCTCTGTTTTACCACTTGAAACAACGAAGTTCATAAAAGATATAAGTGATTGGTCAACTATGAATGAGCCACCAGCCGTGCTATAACTTAGCAAGTTCTGTGTTTTGACTTTTAGATTGTTTTTGTTTAGATTGAAAGTCTTCATTGTATTAGAAAAGTCTAGTGCTTTTTCTAATCTCTCTAAGTCTTTCTCTGATGATACACCTTTAATGCTCTCGGCCATAAATTATTCTCCTGTATTAGTACTAATAATACAGTAAAATCGACCAAAAGTCAACACTTAAAGTTGAGAAATATGGGAATAAGTTGGGGATGAGAGCGTTACGCCATTTGGTGAATCAACTGGTCTAAGTTCATCTAATGTAACTGTTAATGTCCCTGCTACATAGTCTGTTCCTGTCCAGTTGCCAGAATATGGAGGAGTAGTCCAAGTGCCATTGTCAGAGACATGAGCATCATCAAATGATATTTTAATATCTATTGCATTTGAACCTGACAGTTTTGCATATATGTTTATTTGGTTTCCAGCATAATCACCTGTTCCGCCTTTTGTGTAAACAAGTTGATATGTGCCAGTTAACATATTAAATCCATAGCCTGGAGTGCCTAGACTTGCTGAACTTTCTGTAGAAGAATGAGACAATTTAATCGTTTGAATCGCGGCTAACATTGTTTCCCAGTCAACACTTTGGGCATGTGCCGCATCAACGCCAGTCAATGTTGCATCAAATCTAAGTTCTCCACCAGAATTAAAGAAGTGTCTGCGATTATCTTCGTCTGTAAAGGTAACTTTTGCTTCATAAAATACTTGATTTGCACTAGTCCAAATAGGAGTACCGGGACTACCTGCTGGGTCTACGTATGCTTTTGATGAAGATATTTGATTTGGAGTTGCAGTCATGTATGCTACATCACTGTTTAGTTTGTTTCCTACTATGTTTGCTATATCTGTAGTTATAGTGGGAAGAATTGAATCTAGTTGATGTGAGGATGGCCAACTAGCATGACTTGTGCTAGTTGGCGAGTTTAGTACTGTACCTTGATGTCTGCCAGCATAGAGCATTGAGGTCAAAAGTTCATCCCACAATGATGTTGTTACTTCTTCTAATGCTTTAGTAACAACGAGATGACTTTGACCATATCCCGAATCTGATGCGCCGATACCGACTATATCATTGATATCGTCTGCAAATGAGTTAAAATCTGCGACATGTAATTTCCATCTATTTAGATAATAACTCTGTGGCATTTACATCGTCCCACAACTTAGTTTACAGAGAATCAGTAACAGTAGACGTTGGATTCGAAGCCATAACTGAGCCAGACGCATTTGTTAATTTTTTCGATGCAATAGTAACTGTCGATGTTCCCGGTACATTGTCAGCACCAGTCCATGACCATGCACCACCATAACCAGAACCACTGCCTGAACGGGCAACGTGAGCATCTGCTAATTCTATTTTAACTAATATGTCTGCGCCACTGTTTTCTGTTTTGGCTGAAACTTGAATATAGTTCGCACTATAATCTGAATCATCTGCTATTTCTTTCTTATGTACAACATAAGAAGTTGTGATATCACTGTGTTTATATCTTGAACGTGTATCAACTGAACTTGAATCTTCTGGTCTTACTGAGTAAGTAAAAGTACCTAGTTCACCAGTAAGTTGTTCCCAAGAAGTGCCCTGTTGGTTGCCACTTGAGTCACTATGTGATGCTGTAACTCTAAGTTCGCCACCCGCGGCGAACCAAGCATTCAAGTTAGCCACTGAACCAAATTCGAATTTAACAATTTGAGTTCTAGTTCCGTTCCAGTTTGATGCTGTTTCTTGTGTTTCATTCTGTACACTTGTGTCCCAGTCTGTGTAAGACCAAGGAGAATCAAAACGTGTTTCGATGTCAGTGATGAATTGTGCCGCTACAGAACCATAATGGTCCCAGTCGATTGTTGTTCCTGCATCAACTGCCGTAAATGGGTTTGTAATATTATAATAATTTGCTATCTTTGCCGCGGCAGCGAATAGTGAATCATGGTATGCATCGTCAACCGTGTCACCAGTTGTAGGATTTGCCGCGATAGTATGTGACTGGTTATATCCACCATGTACGCCCGTGCCGTTTAAGATAGTATTCATAGCACTTCGTAGACTTGATAAGTCTGAGTTTGATATTTGTGAGCCTGAAGCCATTGTTATACTCCTAAAATTTAACTAATTTGTATTGTAACTGTATAGTCAATTACAATAGTTCTATTTGCTGCCAGCAACACGGGATGGAATGTTACGTGGGTTAGCATTAAGGTTTTTGTTTTATCTAAGGCACCACTATCGGTAACCCCAGCCATCAAACCAATTTCATCAAAAGTAAACGCTTCGACTTGTGCTGAACTAGCCGAACTGTCACTTGATGGAATCGATTCTCCTACAGCCGTGGCATAATCTGCATGAGTTAAATTCACGCTAAATTTTACTTTGGATGTATTGTTTGGTACTATTACTCCAGCCCCCATGTCCTCTCCTGGATAATACACGGTATTTGTAGTCAACTGTTCATACTTTGGTACATACAGTGATGAATTACTGGCCGTTATGGCTAGTTGGTCATATGTTGGGTACACTCTAGGAGAACGATAAGAAAGCGTAGTAGTCGAGGTACTACCACCACTGCCGAACTGCATCCAATTAATTGATGGCGCATTGCCTGCCGAATTTACACTCGTTGCCTTGCCTGCCATAGCCGAAGCCATAACATATGCCATGTTCCCTGGATGAATTGCGTTTTTCTTTTGTACAAGTACGTCACCACTCTCTTTATCATAGATTTTAAGTGTGCCGACTACTTGTGATTTTACTGTATCTTTAAACATGTTCCTTCCGTCTCTTAGATTGTTTCATATATTTATCTACTATTGTATTTATACAAACCATCTGTTTAGGTTATATAGTCACTCTATTTTACACTAAGTCTTGTAAAACCAACTGTAATGGAGTCTCAAGCACATATACTAAGTCGTTATTAGCAAATGAATGCCCTAGACCCGTATACAATACTCGGTCACTAATAGTAAGTGATGTACTTGCTTTCTTATCATACATCATAAATTCTACGTTAGAAGTGCCTGCTTTCTGCACTGCTATTAATTTTTTATTATTTTTAGAGGCAGTATCAAACAACGATGCGTTATTTACTACCAAAGTTGTGCCATTAAATGATGAGATTGTACCCGAAGATTTAACTCCGATATTGTAACCTCTACCATACATATCATACACATAAAATTCTGTTTTGTCAACTGTCTCTGAACCAATTCCACCAGTGATATCACCACTGTATGTCTGTAGTCTGACTATTGAACTCTCTAATGCTTTTGAGTTTACTAAGCCGGTGTCAAATCCGCCCTCTTCTGATGTTGGTGTGTATCTGTTTAGTAAGAACTGTCCCTGCTCATATTCTCCATCAGCAATGTCATTGAATGAATTAGTTTTTGCAGTACCAGTTCCGCTCCAACCTGCCGTACCTGTTCCTGTGCCTACGCCTGTTGCTGTAAATGTAGTACCAACATTACTATCACTTGCACCAATTAAAGTAAAGTCTGTCGTTCCTGGTGCTGATATATAATATGAATTTCCAACTATAAATGAACCAGCGTTAATTATTACGACACCATTATTTGTTGCTGTAAATGTAGTACCAACATTACTATCACTTGCACCAATTAAAGTAAAGTCTGTCGTTCCTGTTGTTACGATTGTATATTCTTTACCAGTTATAAATGAACCAGCATCTGTGACTGTTGTTGGAGTGGAAAGTGTTCCATATTTGCCAGCATCTAACGTAGTGTCTAAGTATCTACTGTTATTACCAAAGTCTAAACTAAGAGCCATTTTCTCATCAATTGTAGTAGTTGCTGTTATTGAATCAGTTGTAGTGTTTATTCTTTTGATTTCTCTTATCTTCGCATGATATGGCTTTGCTTCTCTAACATACTCTACCACATCTTCTTCACTATCTCTTTGATAAACGGCATATTGTTTCATCTCTCGGTTATGTAAATCTAAATCAAAATAACTTGTTTTGAATAACCAAGAAGGATATGTTTTTTCTGTGTAAAGATATTTAATCATAGAAAAGAATATGTCATTAATAAATGAAGTATTTGGATAATCTCTGATTAAATTCATCAACTCGTGTACTTGAATTCCTATTGCATTACTATAATAAATATCATAACCTGTTTCTGGTAATGCTATCGAATCGAAAGATACATTCAACGTACTCTTAGTTCTGTGAACTAATTGCAGTTGTCCTTCATGCTCAAAGTAGTATTCATCGTGTGTTGGTAATTTTAATTTAAATGACTTTATACCATTCTCGTATTGTTCAATCATATCAAACTCTCTAGTAGTCGATAGATATGAGAACGAATTAATCGTTTTGTAACTGTCATCTATATACCAATTGCCTAGTTTGAAAATAATATCATCAGTATCTATGTATTGAGTATACTTAGAATATACAGTCTGTAACATTTTGTTACTCATCATTGTGTTTATTACTGAAGCAAAGTTATTGCGAGTTTTTGTAGTATTAGTAAACCAATTGTTCTTCGTTGCTTCTACTGAGTAAACTCTTAATACATCTCCCACTACCATTGTATGTTGCTTACTAATCTTTAAATTATTACCGTCAATACTTAGATAACTTGCTTTTACTGTTCCTGAGTTTGTAGTAACAACAATATTATCAGTTGATAGTCCACTCATAAAGTTGTTTCCGTGCCTGTCTTTTGGCGTTACAACTGCAAAGTTAACGTCAACTAATTCAGATGTCACTAGTTTAGTAACATAAGATTTCAATATAGTGACACCAGAGATAGAATTTGTTAAGTCATCTAAGAATCTGTTAGGTATAACAGACTTTGAGTCATCTAACAACATTTCCCAATCTGAGTGTTCCTTAACAAGACCTTTTTCTTGTTGATATTCTAATGATGCTGTAACAGTCTGGTTATCATATGTCTTCGCATTATTACTAATAACCACACTTGATGTGGAAACTGGCAAGAAACTGTTTTTCGGTCCACCAGAATCAATTAGCATTTTTAGTTCTGACGTGTCATCGTCTTCTGTCCAATAGAAATAATCAGTAACAAGTTTGCCAGCAATGTCATCGTAGTATTCTTTAGTATTATACGTTGATGTAGTTGTTGGTAATGTTCTAGATTTTGTCCATTTCCTTACAATTACAGTTGAACTTGGAACTATTGCACCCCAATACTTTCTCACGTAATCAATGTTTAAGTTTCCGTTGGCATCACCATAATCATTATAACGATAGAAGCGTGCCAAGTCTGTGTCCCACCACATTTCGCCCAGTCTTTCATCAAACCAAATATCATTACTTGTAGTCGTATCATATTTTGCTGGGTCTGTCCACATAACATAATCTAATTTAGACATGATAGTGCCAGGTAGTTTTAAATTAAGTGGGTCATATACTTGATGAATTGTAGATTGTTCTCCATCTTGAATTATTAATCTCTTTGTCAAATCTGTATCTATAACTTTTGTCTGTCTAGCATGGGCTGTGAATCCACCAACTGGGTCATAGTTTAAAACTGCCCAACCAGATGAATCATATTCATCTATCCACAACTTACTTGTACTGTTTAGTCCTAGACTAGTATTGAATTCTGTAAGTGTAGCGCCGTTGACACCGATTGTGTGTCTTACTGATTTCCAAATCATTGCTTTGAAATTGGCACTTGATGTGACATTAGAATATATCAACGATAGTCCTATTCTAGTCAACATTGCAGTGGAAGTTCCAGAGAATGACATCTGCACAGTATCGTTAGTGAATATCATTCTGCCATCACTTGATACACCCACCGTAAGTTCAGATGCGGCAGAGATTTGACTTGCAAACTCTAGTGCTGTTGGACTTGATGATACTGTATTACTATATGTGCCTGCTGTGATGCCTATATCGGCAAGAGGGTCACCAGAAATATTACTCGTGACTATACTCTTTTCTGTACTTGTTATTTTCACTTGTCTATCAGTCTTGACTGCGGAAACAGTTGCACCCGAAAATACTTGAGTATTTAAGTCAGATACTATTGTGTCTGTGGCATCAATTGCAACTGTAGTAGTTGCATATCCCAGTCTACCCATAGCACCCGATGTTACTTCAACTATATCTAAATTGTGATTTGTACTTGTAATTTTAATTGTGCCTGTAACAACTTCAGCAGTGACTCCTAAAATAGATAGTGCATTTATTTGTTGAACAACACTTGCTTGTGTTGGATTAGAATTAGAAAGATAAGTTCCTGCTGTTATTCCCAATTCAGATAATGCTGTTCCAGAAATAATCATTTGACTTCCTGAACTTGCTATAGTCATACGATTGTTTAAATCAATAGTGGCAGTAATATTAGTTATTGTGTCTAATTCGTCTGCTAATTGGTCTAGTTTTGAATTTGTATATGAGTTAGTAGTTGAAAGTCCTAAATCAGTCAATACACCGCCAGTCATAGTTAGTTGTGGAACTGATGTTGTCAAAACCAATTGATTTGATGTTTGTGATGCTATAACTTCAGTTGTTCCTGAGTTAATCGCAATTATAATTGCGGCTAAATCATCTCCATTTGTTAACGTAATTGTATCACCATTAATTGTTAGGGGCTTTGTTGATGTCATCACTGGTGATGTAACTGTACCTGTGACTAATAAATCCTGAACTGTCTTTGTAGTACCATCAATAACAACAGTGTTACCTGTCGTTAATGTCGAACTTCTTGTTGCTGTTGTGGTCTGTGATATACTATCAGTTGAACTATAATCAACAGTCAATGATGTGCCATCTATTGTTATTTGGTCACCGTAAGTTGAACTAAATGCACCTGTTGTTTTTGCAACAGTTCCAGAGAATGTGACTGTTGTGTTTGTTCCATTTTCAACTAGACCAGAATCGTTATAAACAACAAATCTTGCTTGTTCACCTTCAGATACAACTGGGTTTGCAACTGTTCCTAGTATTGTTATTCCAGTACTAGTAGTTCCCGACGGTGCATAAGTGAACGTTGTGCCGTCAATTGAAATCGAATCGCCACTAGAAAATACTGGATTACTTACTGAACCTATTGCTTCTACACCAGAATCTTCATTCGTTGGCACGAATACACTGTTAGTAGTTGTTGAATCTATCTCAACAATTAGAGGTTCGAAATCTTCTTCAAACACTATATACTCGTGTATGGTAGTTCCGTTTACTGTTTTCGTTCCGTTAGCGGATAGAAGATAATATCCACCTATTGTTGGACTTATTTCAGCGGCTGAAATTTTTAAATAAATTGGCTTATTAGTAAATTCTTCAGCAATCGCATTTGTAGTTCCAATATATAATTGGTTGTCTGATGTTTCTCCTACATAACTTATTTCTGCTACTTCACTTAGTCGTACAACATCCCAATCTCTATCCTCATCTGCTTGTACCCAAGATATATCTCCCTCATACAATGTTTTGTCTGTTAGATTAACTAGTGATTCGTGTGTTGGCGTGATATAGTTTACATCTGCTTCGTCTACATATCCTGTTGTTTTTAGTGCTATATTCTTTTTACCAGATACTTCTAAAAGTTGTTTAGTTGGGTCAGTATATTCTATTAGATATGGGTCTTTAATCATATCAGATACGGTAATATCTTTTGCCATTGTAAATTTATTAGACTCGTGGCCGTAGTCGCTTAGTTTAACTGCCCAGACATCAGCATGTGTTATATTCTCAAAGTTATTATTATTGTTAACAATTTTGTTAATACTAGAATTAGTTCCTTTATGAGATAAAAATCCTTTATAAAATTCTAATTGCGATTCTCTTTCAACACCATGATTTGTTAGATATGTTCTTGTTGTATATCCATAATGATTTGATTTTAATTTATTAATAATTGAAAGGCTTTGGTCAACAAGAGTATCTCTATAATAGCGTGTTTCTTCAATCATTGTATCGAAGTTCGGTATCAATTGGTCATCTTTGACGATGTAACCATCTACTGCCATAGTTCCGTCCCAGCCGATAGTTCTATTACAGTCTACTTGCATTCTAAGATTTCTATTATGATTATGAGGGTCGTATATCACGTCTCCATAACTATCAGTTCGGTCAACAACAAATGCGTGTTCGATATCTCTGATATCCATTTTCATTCCATAGATAGGAACAGTGCTTTTAAATATTAATTTAGAACCATCTGTGCGAAACTCAAGTTCAGAATTTGGTATAAGTCTGCCTGCTGAATCGATTACACGATAATAATTTTTAAATGTTTCAGTAGTTACACTTGCAACACCATAGGTTGAATCAAAACTACCACCCGTTAATAGCGGAGTAAGAGTAATAAAGTCGCCTATTTCGTGTACTTCTGATTGCCATTCTAAGAATTTATATAACAGATTTTCCCAATCTATTACGTCACCAAATTCACTTGTGTCTGTGAATTCCCATCCTACTAATTTAAGATAATGTTCATAACCCATTATCAAATGAGCAACATCATCTATTGATTCTAAAATGTCACCGTAGTTATAATTCTTTACTGTGTCATTTACTAATTCGTTATATCCAAGTGCTTGAACTTTATTAACTCTAGGCCATTCTGTTACTGGCTTCCAATCTTTAATGTTATCATCAAATATTGAAGTAGATGTATGATTTGTAAGACAAACATACGGAGTATCGTTCCACAATATATATGAATCCATTCTGTAGTATTCACCAGGTTGCCACTGTTGTAGTGTAAGTTTGTCACCTGATGTTGAGAATGCTTTTTCTCCACTCGCTTTGTCCCATCCCATCGCATAAAATGTAGGATTTATTTCGTCATATCCGTGTACTCTAAAACCGAACTTATTGGTTTTTGGTTGTGAAATTAATGTCCAGCCACTATAGTCGAAGAATGTTCCACTAGGAGGAGATAATTCCTTTGTTGTCAATGATATGGCTTTTCTTTTATAATATTTGCCATCATTTAAATTCAGAACAATATCACCCTTTCCATAATTTGATAAATTTCCGAAAGAGTATGTTGGATGCTTGGCATCTAGTGATACTTTTTCCAATACAATAGCACTAAAGAATTCACTTCTATTTGGCACACCAGCATGAACAAACAAATCAAAGTTGTCTGCAGGCAAATCAGTAAATCTACTATTTGTTAGTGAGTTGTTTTCTGTTTGTAATGTAAAGTTATTAACAAAGCCACCTAGTTTTGAACCCAACTTAAATGAATAATTGTCTTTCTCTGCAACTACTAAGTCGGTATCAATACCATCGTTTTTATTTGAGTAATCGATGATATTTTTCATTTCAGTACGATAATCGTGCATAACTTGAAATGGTTTTGTTAGTAACATTAGCACAAATTCAGCAAATAGAAATTCACTACTACGAGTCCATGCAAGTTCAACTGGAGAATTATCTCCAAATTCCCATGCTTGGTCCATCAATGCAATCTCGGACGAATGAATTGACCCGCCAAAGAACAAATCTTCTGGTGTTTTTAGATTTCCTGAACCGTCAACTGGATTAGGAATATTTAATGATTCTTGTGTTATAAGTTGATTCCACCAAGACGATGATGTGTAATTTGCTGTTCCGTACCATGTATCGAATCCCGCAGGCTTTTGTGAATATTTTAGTACTTTCCAAGGCTCTTGTAGTGGTCTATCTGTCCCGTACGTATATATTAATTGTCCTCTCCAATGACCGGCTGAGTTATTGTCTTTTGCTCTGTAATTCCAAGTCTTATAATCGGTTGCATCAAAATCATCATTATTTAAGTTGTCAATATTATTACGCATCATCCATTTCTTAAAGAATGGATACATAATATATTTCCTTTCAGCATTTGTATAATCATTAGAAGCACTATCGTATACTCCATAATTCATACTATCAACTTTAGAACTTGTATTATCTGCTAGGTTATTGAATATTAAAGTTTCAAATGCAAGTAGTATTGCATCGATTTTAGTTCCATATTTTGGAACTAATGAGCCATCATGACCTCTAATAAAGTCTACTGAAGGACTATATCTTGAATCTGTAATTGATTCTGGTTTATATGCAGGAGCAATTCCTAATGCAGTTGCACTTGGCGGCACATAAGTTTCTTTTGTGCTACTATAATGTCTCACACTTATTACATCGCCAGTAGACCTTGCTGTTGTAAAGTTTATTTCTGTTGCACCAGAAGATAACGTATAATCTACATTTAATCTCTGAACAACATTATTTAAGATAACAGTTATGTCTTTGTCATTTAATATCGAGTTAGTAAATGTTGGCATAACTTGTTCAGTTGCACCATTAATAACAGAAACATCAAGTGATTGGTAGTGGGCGTTTGCCTCACCAAAGTTCACCATTGCACTATCTCTAAAGATACTTACACTCTTATGTTTTCCAAGAGAAATAGTAGTAATTGCTTCTTCTAGTATCTCTAAATCTGTCTTAGTTTCACTTGAATCTGAGTCTATAATAGATTGAACTGTTGTGAGTAATTTGTTTTTGTAACCATTATATGCGCCTGATAAAAATTCAGTTGCTTTGATTGGGTTATAATCTTCTCGTGTTAATGCAAAGTATGCCTCTTTAATATCTATTGAGTTTTTAATGAGAACACTACCCTTGTCTGCGAATCGTAGTTTATCTGAGTTATTTCCTAATACTCTATAGTTGTTGGCAGCATTTGCACTTCCTGTTAATCCGAATGTAGTTTCAATTATACGAACACAGTGTTCATAAACAAGAGAATATACCATCTCTGTGTTATAATATGTTGTGTTGTCTATATTATACTCTAGTGCCGGATTAATTCTTTGAAACACAGTTTGTCCGTCAAAAACTACTGGAGCATCGGTGCAATAGTCTACATATATGTTTCCAGAAACTGCTTCAGTGAATGTTATTTTCTTTGTAGTACTATTATATACATGATTTCCTATTTGCTTATCACCATTTATATATAAGTCTATTTGAATCTGACCGTTTGAGTTCTTTGGTGATTGAAGTAGTTCTATTTCTGAAACTGATATTTTGTCGCCTATCTCTTGTCTTAGATTTCGGTATTCAAATGTTGAAGGTATCATCAACTTTTTATAATCTGTATTGTATTTGTACGTTGATGATTCGTCTAAGTCAATATTAAATACAAATTCACTTTGATAGTCACCTGCTTTTAGTTTGGGTTTAAATCCTAATTCTGTGTCTGTTATGTAATTATCACCAACTACATAGTGAAATATGTTTATATCTTTTACATATGTGTTATTTGAGTCATATGATTTGAATGTTGGTATTTCTCCGGCAGTATACACTGCGGCTGATGTAGTACTTAATTCAATATCTTTGTCAAATTCAATAATTGGTCTTAGTGCTTGTGATATTTTTGTAAAGTTTGCATCTGTAATTAATGCTTTGATATCATCGTAATGATACCAAGAGTTACTACCACTCCACCACGAACCTACACTGTTTTCTATTGTGACATAATGTTTATCGTCTGAGCCAGGTATTGAAGCGTCAAATCCAGGAGAGACCCAGTAATACATACTGTAGTTGACAAACTTGTCTATGTCTATTGGAAGAGAGACCGTGTTTAGAGTGCTATTAAATAATCGTCTGTGGTCGTTTGTTAATGCGCCTTTATTATAGGTCGCATTCAGTAAGTCATCATAGAATACACTATCACTTGCATCTCTGTTTGTGAATGTTGGTTCTAAACCGTAATTGTCTCGTGCGTATGCTGAAGATGGAAAAGAAAGATATATATCACTACTTTTAAATATTCCTTTTTCTTTTCTACCAACAAATGCTTTTGTTTTCTCCATCTCACCAGAAGAGAAGGCGCGGTCAAGTGTCGTGTCAAATATTGTTTCTAACTCGCTATTCTTCAGGTGCCCTGGTAAAAAGTCATAAATCTTCTTTGCCATGTTTATTTGCCTACTAATTCAGATTGTGCTAATTGTGTAATTATTTTTACATCGTTTGAGGTTGTTACTGCCATAAACACTTCGTTTAAGGCACATGAGATGCTTAATAAGTTTGTAAATTCATTTGAAGCATATTTTGGTGTAATTACTACACTTGATATATAATCTCCTAGTTCTTTATGTAAGTATGCCGCAAGTTCTGAGAAGTAAAATGTAGCGCCAAAATCCCAGTTGTCAATTGAGAAGTACTCATTTACTTTTTTAGATACTTCTGTTTTTATTTCACTATCAGTATAACCTACACCTAACTTTTTAATAACTTTGAATATTGCTTGATTCTCATTTTCAGCATATGAACCGAATAAGTATTTAAACTCTACTGGAATATAAGCCACATGGTCAGCAATCGCCTTCTTTGGCTCAATTGTGTTCATTATTTTTGATAATTCAAAATTATTAGGAGGGACTGGTGTAGTAGTTGTAAAGTCGGTTGCTATCCATTTCTCAACATTTCTTACATAGTCAGAACTCAATACATACATGTCAACAATGTTACTCGTGCTAGGGTCTATTCGTTTATTTACATCTGCATAATGTTCCCATCTGAAACTTGAAAAGTTATCTTCAACGAAAGTTATTCCTTCTTTTACTGAGTAAGTAATTGTGTTATATACTATATCATTTCCACCTGCACTCGTGTACGTAAACGCCGGATTCCAAAGACCACCGATACGTTTATACCATGTACTGTTTGTTGTGTTAAACCATAACGTTGCAGATGATGGGACTGATGAATCTGGGTCTGTTGGTGATGAATCTTGTGCTGCCGCTATTGCGACTTTTGATGCTCTTTCGTATGATATATTGTCTTTTGTATAACTTTCTAATATAATACTTTGGCTAGCAGTAATATCGAACACACTATACGGATGGTCATCAACATTTGAAGCAAGTAGTTTAACTTTTGTATTATCTTTATAGCCTGCGCCTGTTAAGTAATCATCATATACATATGATGCCATAGTCTTGTATGTTGCTACGGTTGTATTTGTTTGTGTTGCTAAATCAAATGATGCTTTGACTCTCACTGAGTAATCTGCAATATCAGATAACGTTGCTGCCGAACCAATAAAAACGTCAATCAAATCACCAACGGTAACTGCATATGTCCAGAAAATAACTTTATATGTAGTGCCCGAAGTGTTTGTAACTGTAATATGTTCATTATCAATAAATGCTCCAGTTTCAGTTCTAAGTAGTATATTACTGGTTGTAAGTGCTGTTGAACTTGTTATTGAGAATTCTCCGTAAGCATATTGTTTGAAATCTATATCCGAGTCAAGTGTATTAATTTGGAATGCTGTTTGCCAAGGTAACACAAATGTATATTCGTCAAATCCCGCATGGTAAGTTACTACCATATCATTTTGTTCAGCACTGTCTGAGTTATCTCTGAAAACAAAATTGCTACTCGTTGAAGCCGCATTAAAATAACTTAAAGATTTTTTTCCTTTAAAGCCAAGAGAGGTAAGACTGCTAGAACTGATTGTTGTGAAAGAACTGTCTGCATTTGCTAAAGTTTTTATATCTCCTGGTTCACCCTCGTAGTTTATAGTAACATTTGAAAGAGAAGTATTAGTTTCTGAAGATGCTGTAACTGGACTATCTAACCCTACAGTTGTGGATAATCCTGTTATTGCTGATAGGTCATCAATTCTTAATTGAAGTTTGTCTATGCCGTTTCCTAACTCTGTAGCATCGCCAATGATTTTACCTGATGCTGACGTTGGCGCAATTATATTACTTGGTGCTAACGGATATTCAATACCATTTGGTGATATCAAAGAATGAGTGTATGTTGTTCCTGAAACTGCTGGATTACTGTTAGCAAACTCGTATGATTCTCTTGCTCCTGTGTATTGGAATATTGCATCAAAAGTTGCACCAGTTGTATTATATACTGCTGAGTTTGATATTGGCGCTTGTCCAATAGTCACAACATCGCCCACAGTAGAACCATATCCACTAGTAGTATTGCCACCAGTTGTTAGATAGTTTAGATATATTGTATCTCTCATTGATAAGTTAGTTTCATTATCAATTACGTCTGTTGTATTGCCGTAGAAGAACTTAACTTGGTCTCTACTTTCAAATGCTATCTTTTTGCCTGTGAATTCCGCCACATATTCTGATTCATTATCTCTGATACCAGAACTGTAGTTGAACACTACATGACACTCTGATGGAGTTCCTGATATTGTATGTAACTGCCATTCCCATATATTTGTCTGCCCTGTCTTTAGTGCATATTTTATTGTAAATGTTTCTTCAGTTGAACTATTAATCTTAGTTTTTATTGATGTTACTTCTGCTTCTGTAAACTTAGTTCTTAGTCCTCTTATTACGTTTACAATAGTTCCGTTTTCTTTAATTGCTTTGCTTAGAGTATAAGTAGTTCCTGAGACTTCGATGACTTTTGCATATGTAGTTCCAGATAATGAAGATAATTCAAGAGTGTCGCCTTCATTTATAACTGTTGTCACTGATGATGCTGAAATCTTCATATGATTACTAGAATCATATGTATAGTTTTTTGCAATAGAAACTAAAATACTACTATGTCCTTTATATTTGTGGAAAAAGGAATTTAAAAAACTTGGATGTTTTATTGCTTTAGTAAGTTCGTTTCTTATAAAGTTGTCACTGTTGCCTTGTAGTTTATTGTAACTTAATGGAATCTTTATTGTTTCATCTTCAACAAATAATGAGCCGTCTGAACCAGTGACACTTAGATTTGAGTGATGTCCTAAAACATCGTCCATCTCGTAAAAACGAGAGTTACCTGCAAAAGAAGTATTAACTGCTTTGACTTTTCTAACAACATTAGTTCCAAGAGACAACGGATATACGTTATAATCTTGTGCATTTACCATTCTATCTTGTGAGTAGTAACTTCTTGGAGCAGTTCTACGTATACTTGCATAAGTTTCACCAGAATAGTTTTCACTGAAATCTCTAGTGCTTGTTAGTGTCAAAGTTATTCTATATGTTCTATTATCACTTCCTTTATATGGAATTGTTATGACTTCGTTTGTGATATCATCTGCATTTACAGTAAAGTTTTCATTGTCTACTGTTCTATACCATGTTCTGTATGCACCAGTTGCCGCATTACCAAACACACCATCAGGATAATGTAGTTCAATTCTGTTATTCTCTATTGAGTTGACACTTACAATGTCTCCAGAGCCAGTTCGTAAAGCATTATAAATTGCAGTTTCACGTGTATCATTGTCTACTTTTACTACACTTGAAACATATGCTCTTTGTGAATCTAGTTTTTGTACCCATACATCAGAGTTTGATATATTAATATCTGTAATCGATTGTGTTCTGTTTGAAATTGTCGTAGTATAGTTTTCATCTTGAAACCCTAATTGTCCAGCACATGCATAAACAAAGAACCCTGTTCTATCACTAGCAGAGCCGAGATTATCATTACGATTTATAATTGTAAAATTATTGTTTAAATTTGGTTCGTCTTCAAAGATGGTCGAATCTGTATTGTTAATCCTTACACGAACTGCTTCAAACTGCCTAGATTTTCCACTTACATTAGAAAAAAATGGATAGTTTATATTTTTTGAATTTACGTCTTCATTAATCTCATACAAAGAATGTTCTATATCTGCGATTGTTAATTTAGATGTGGGATTTTGAATTTTTGTAGTTCCAGAGAAAGAAGAATTTAAGATGCTGATAAAGTTTTCATACCAGTCTATGTTATTACTGTCATTCCAATTAATAATTTTTCCAGCAAGACTGACACCTTCATTATCTAATACATCTTCGTTGGTTGTGACACTCGAAATCTTCATAAAGCCTTTTGCGTTAATTGGGCGTGTCTTATTATATCCTAAAGTTTTAGCCATCTGAAGAATACTTGCTCTACGTTCAGCAGTATCCATAAAGTTTTCTCTAGTGTTCATGTCTAGTCTAAATGCTAAACTGTGTCCTAGATATGCAACTAAATCTAAAATTGCTATGAATTCTGAACTTGCTATGAAGTCATTAAATTTCTCAGGATACATCCTGGCTGTATAGTCTAGTAGGGCCGCTCTAATTGTGTCAAAGTCATATGCCTTAAGACTAACGTTAGTGAAAGCAGTGTAGACTGTTGTCCAACTCTCACTTGCGAATAAATTATCTGTACGTTCTTGGCTCATAATATTCTCTCTTTTATTCTCTTGCTAAGTCTATACTCAACTCTACTGGTTCACCCGACGGCAATATCGTAAGTCGTAACATAGCATTTACTGTGTGGTCCGATTCAGTAATGTCAACGCTAACAAAACTACATCTCGGGTCATCATTTACAATGTCTGTCAAATCTTCTTCAATCAACTCAGTTGTTTCCTCAGTTAGTGGCTCGAATATCATTTCGTGTATAATTGACCCATAAGTAGGCAACATCACACGCTCACCTCTACGGGTCATGATATGATTCATAAGGTCTTCAATCACCAAGTCTTTATCTTGTAACTCGTGATTTATCGCATTTGTATTTTTGGTACTAAAACCTGTAAATAATGGCATAACTTTGTTTTCTCTGTAGTTTATTACACATGTATTTATCTCCAGTTAATATTCGTAGTTTTAGATTGACAAATGGATGCAATTCTGTTATTATAGTACTAAATAATACTATTAATTATATCAAAGGATAACAATTCATGCCAAATCTAGTACCAATGGTCGTTGACCAATCAACAAATGGAGAGCGTAGTTACGATATTTTCTCTCGTTTATTAAAAGAAAGAGTTATATTTCTAACTAGCGAAGTGAATGACTATCAGGCAGACTTGATTTGTGCCCAGTTATTATTCTTAGAAGCAGAAAATCAAGACAAAGATATACATTTTTACATCAATTCGCCGGGTGGTGCAGTGACTTCTGGCATGGCAATTTACGACACAATGCAGTTTATTAAGTGTCCAGTAGCAACTACTGTGATGGGACAAGCATGTTCAATGGGTTCATTACTTGCTCAGGCGGGTGCTAAAGGAAAACGACACGTACTACCAAACAGTCGCACTATGATTCATCAACCAAGTGGTGGTGCTGGTGGTCAAGCAACAGATATGAAGATTCAAGTTGATGAGATTATGAAAATGAAAGAGAGATTGACTGGAATTTATGTAACTCATAATACCGCTGGTAAGACATTTGATGAATTGACTGCGGCTATGGAACGTGATAACTACTTGGATGCAGAAGAAACAGTAGCATTTGGTCTAGCAGATAAAGTTATAGCAAATCGTTAAAATCCCGGAACAAAACTAAACAATTTAGCAGTTTTTATCTTTTGATTTGCTAATGTTTCGTTTACTTTTCCGTTCTCTTTTATATTCTTTTGGATTTCGTCTGTTATTGAGTACCAGTCTTGTGCATTTATAAGTGCAATAATTGAACTGTTTTCTATAGTACTAATGCCTTCATTAAAGAAATGATATAAGAGTGCATCATAATGTGGTTGTGATATTTTTACTGTAATAAACTTTTCTAATACATTACCAATATTTCTTAATTGTTTCTCTAAGATAAAATCTGCCATTCCTTTTGTTATTTTATTAGTTGTGATATCTATTCGTGTAGATGCAACCGTAATATAACCGTAGTTCACTTCAGTGTCAGATATTTTATAATTATATCCAACTACATTATTTTCAACTGTGAGTGTGGGTTTATTATCTAATATAATTGCATTCTTACTCATTGTCGAGAATGTTAAATCTTTTACGTTTTCTAAATTTACTTTTACATGTGACAGTATGTATGTAGGTTTATCATTTTCATCATAACCTGTTCCCAAGAATGTACCATTCTCAGTTATAACATGCAATGGTAACTGAATGTAATTTAGTAATGAACCTTTTCGTTTATCGTATATCATTATTTTATTCCCGCTTTATCTTTGCCATCTTTACTAGCGGAATCTATTGCAAATTGGCTTGTTGATAATTTTTTAGAATGAGGTCTAACAAAAGGTTCGTGTGTTGGCATTTCAGATACAATAGTATCTTTAACTATTGTACATGTTAAATTTTGCATATCTGGATGTTCTGTAACTAGAATAAGTTCTGACTCTGGTGCAATTGGACCATTCAAGTGCAATTTGCCACCTTTTGTTGTTATAAAACCATTAATTCCAACATTCACATTAAGAGTCGATTCGGTCTGTAACATTGTATTTCCTTTACTTCGTAAATGTATTTCTTTATCTGAATTAACTTTAGTATTTCCTTCGATGCTCTTAATATTAATATTTTCTTTTGCTTCAAGATTTATATTTTTGTCTGCTCTAACATTGAAGTCTTTCTCAGTTCTCATATTTAACGAGCCTTCTGCGTATACCATAACTTCGCCACTTGCCCCAATCTCTACCCATCCAGAACCAGAACTGTTAACAACGTAAATAAAATCATTTCCGCCATCTAATATAACTCCGGCACCCGAAGAAGTCGTTATTCTTATTTGCTCAGGATGAATTGTCCCATCATCACCGACACTTCCATCATCTATAGATAAAGAAGACCCACCTGATGATTTAATTCCCATAACTTTAGAATGCTGTGTTTCGCCATATGCGGCATCTCTACGAGGGGTTGTAGTTGTTGTTCCTCTTAGAGAATCAGTATATGTTCCTTGGTCAGCAACATTCTTATTTGTTGTACTGTTTGGTAATGTCGCATCATCCAGTTCTACGTCATCTTGGGTTTTGTGAACTTTCATTGTTGGTACATCAGCAAAAACACCTGTGCCGATTGCGGAACCTTCTTCAGGTTTTGCTTTTCCAGAAGCACCACCACTAACTATATCAACTACATCAGTCGATGTTGCAAACCAAAATCCCTCGGTTGAACTGCCACTATCAGCAAAGAAGACGAGAAGTGTAATACCTGTTTTGTCTGGAACATTAAACAATGCACCTGTTTGTGCGTGTCTAAAAAATCTTGGGTCTTCTCCATTTTCACCTAATGAAGGAATATATGCGGCGACTCTACCTTGGCCTGTTGGGTCAATAAATTTTTCGCCCTTTGAATTTTCTGTTACAGTTATTGCTTTAAATATACCTTTACCTAATTTCTTAGTAATAGGAGATGCTTGGTTTGCCGCGGCAGACCTAAACTGTCCAACTAATTTTCCTTCTTTTGCCATAGTTAACTTCCTTTATTACTTGTCAATATAAAATTTATCGGCTGATATAGTTATCACAAGAGTGCCATCTTTATCTCTAGGTAACTTGCCATCTATCATTTGACTTTTTTGTCCTGATTTAATATCTGGAAACAAGTCTGCAACCTTTCCTTTTAAAATATCATAATCAATTAAATATGTTGGATTCATATCATTGTATGTAGTTGTATGTATGCCAAAATATGTACTAGGATTACTAATTGTTTGTGAAACTCCATTTGCATCTGTGTATGTAATCGGTCCAATGTTACTAAAATCTTTAACTTTTATATCTCTTCCTGCATCATCAGTCACAGTAGTCATGTCTCCTGGCTGAGTTCTCATCAGTATTTTATATATCTTTTTAGCCTCATGATATTGAGATATTTTTTCAGGATTAGCCATTGCATAATCCCAACCAACACCGGCGCCCTCTAGTTTGTCTTTTAGACTTCCAGGTAATATAATATCCATAGTATCGGTGCCAGATTTTATCAAGATTGGTGCGTTTTCAACCGCAATCTGTTCAACTGGATTTTTTATCTGAACAATGTCTGTATTGTTGCCATTTTTTATAGTCGCCACCTCAGTTACTTTTTCTGCTGGCAGAGAAAGGTCGGCAATTGCCACCTCTAATTCAAGTTCTTCTAGATTTTTAACTTCTATATCTCGGTGAGATGAGTCAAAATAATAATCATCTAGTTTTGTATTAGATGCAGTTACATCTGCTGATAAGGTATTCAATTCGTGTTGAAGGTTACCAACCTTTACGGCTTCAGTTAAATCGCCACGATGTCCGTCTTCTGCCGCCGCAATTACTGTGCTAATCCCTGTTTCTAATCCTTGAATTTTGCGATAGTCGTTGTCCGATAGTTCATTTAGCGCCATAGTATTATTAATCTTAGATGCTACCGCAAATTTCATTGCAGTTTTGTCTTTATTTGTAATGATTAAGTCTTCGTTTTTTAGTTCAGTTTCTATTAATTCAACTGCATTGGATTTCCATGCATCTTCTTCTGCTATGCCGGATTCACTATAGTAGTTTTCTTCAAGTGTTTTATTAATCTCTTCTTTTAATACTTCAACATCAATCATTTCATTATCAGTTAACTTGTCTGAAAGAATTGGAACACATTCCAGTTTTCTATTTTTAATATTCATTTTGTTCTTTGTGCCCTCAGGACAAGACTCTTTTACTATTTTGTTAACTTTTGATTCTTCGATTCTATTCAACTCATATTGGGCTTTCCAGGCATCATTCTCAATTTTGCTTAATTTCAGATATTTTGCAGTTCTACATGCACCAACACAACTAGAATCATTTTTTATTGCCTCGTATTCTGCTTCAAAATCTTCTGACGTTTTAATAGACCCATCAGACTTTTGATATGGTTGTATTGTTATTGTGTTTAGTTCTGTTCCTTTTATTGTTTCAGAATTAAGGGGTTTTGACTCCTCTAATATTCTATTATTTGCTACACCAGATTCAGTATAATAATTTTCTGCTGTGATACCTTTTGCTTGTTCATCTAAAATAATTTCTGGAGTTCTCTCAAATGTTGCTCTTTTTACTAGTTTCTGTATATCATCTGGGTCATGGCCGGTGATGTTCAGTTCGCCACCTGCGGCGATTTGATAAACTGCAATTTCTTCGTCTGAAAACGTGACACCATCATTTGATATCCAATCATTTATTTGTGTATTCATTGCCGCTACTGCACTTGGTTTTCCTTGGTCTTCTATAGTTAATCCAAGAGATTCTAACCTCTTTTTATTACTGTCCTTAATAATATCACATGCAGTAAAAGGCAATTGGCCGCCTTTTCTTTGAGATTCACATGTTTTGTGCAATGTTGGAAGTTGGTCTAAAGTTTCATTTGCCAAGGTATTTCTTACAATCGCATCAACAGTTGGATTAAAGTGTCCTACCATACTACTCTGTGCTGTTATAGTATCGTCGGTCGTATCAGCGTGTTCATCTACATACCGCGATGCATTCTTATTAAGCCTGTTTTTTGGCGCAGTAGTAATTGGTTCTTGTCCTGGTCCAGTTCTATTTCCATAAGAACTCATAGCCTCTTCCATTTCATCAATTCTTATTTCTTCGGCCTCTTGAGCCGCCCATGCCGCCTCTCTTTCTTCTTGTGTCATTTCCTTGAATTTGTTGTATTCGTCTTCATCAAAGGTAGTGATATTATTGATTTTTTCTGCTCTCTCTTCATCAGTATAACTGTCTATATTTTTTGTAATAGGGTCTCCATTAATATCGACATTACTAGCACCATCTAAGTCAACAGGTGGAATATCAGAAGATTTATATAGAGTTCCTTCTGGGTCAGATGGATGTCCTGGCGAATTTGTGTTCCCTTCAACTTCAACCATTCCAACTTTCTCACCAGCCTCAGATGTAAATTGTTCTGCTTCGGTCCATTTTACCATGCTTAAGTTTTGAGTGAACATACCATTCGTAAAATTACTCGTGATTGTTCTTACTGCGTATAAACTAAAGACAAGTGTTCTAGTCTTAATGTTTTCATTTTCGTCAACGCCCTTTGCGACACCCGATTTTAATACTAGATAAGGAAATCCATTAAGTTTTGAATGTATATTCCATTTCAAGTCACTGCCTTTATCACCAAAAACTTCTTTTTCTTTTGCTGGTGGTATATATCCTTCTAACCAAAAAGGGTCGCCCTTGATGGTCATATCTGCATATATCATGCTCAACTTACCACCCTTTGCTTCGTAATATTTTTCTCTCGCTAACTCAATCTCTGTTTCATCTCCTTTACTTATAGCGACTTGTTTAGAATCTTCATCCATCCCCTGGATTAATCTTCTGAATGTGACTGGATTATTTGCTTGTGCTTTAAGTATAATTTCATAATCTGAATTGGATAGACGATTTATTAAATCTTCTCCAAGTTCTTCAGCAAGTATAAGATTTTTGCCGTCAGGATTTATATCTCGAATGTCAGTGAATACTTTGCTTCCTACATCTTGAAAGTTTAGGTTGTTCGTATTCAACTTAGAAGCAATAGCGTTTGAATATTCGTCTTGTGCAAATTTTTCTTTTGTAAGTGCCACGCCTTCATATTTATTCGCTTTTTCTTGTGCTTCTTCAACTGCTTTTTCTTTTTTACTCAAATTTGATTTCATATGAGTAATATTCAACTCGCCAATCATTTCAGAGTTTGACTTACTCTTATTTTTTGCCGCGGCTGCAAAGCCTACTGGTCCAGGTTTGTCTGGCTCCTCATCTACTACAGAATAATCATTCATTAATTGTTCTAGTGATTTGTCACCAAAGGCACGCTCTATTGCCATAGGTGATAAACCACCTCGCTGGTTTGAGAGTTCCGTTATTATTTTATTTCTATAATCATCTTGTAAATTTGTTAATTCTTTTTTTAAACTATCTGCTCTTGTTTGATGTTTTAAATATTCTTCATTTGATTTCTCAAAATTATTTTTCGCTTTGTCAACAAGTTCTTGATGATGTTCATCTAGTCTTATACTCTGATTTCCCTCTTTTTTAAAATGCTCATATGCCCAAATATCATCTGGTGTTGAAAATATTTTTGTTAGTTCTGCGTCTAATGAAATATTGAAATCTAATATTTGGTCATTTCTTCCAGTAAACAGATATTCGTATTTCTTGTTTACGTGTCCATTTGCAAACATGTCTTCGACCATTTTTTTACTATTTCTTATCTTGTTTAGTTGGTCTGGCATATTATGAACAACAACTTTTTCTTCATAGTCTATAAAAAATAAAACATCATATGCTTCTGTTCCTTTGACTGGATTATATCCATCTGGTTTAATCAGCAAATGTGGAGTTATTTTTAGAACTTTTGTAAATCCTGGATTGTCTGCCGCAATTTCTTTTTTAATCAACGTAGATACATTACACAATTCTTCTACAATACTATAGATATGACTTCCAGGCAAAATTCCCTCAGAGGCCTTAGCCTGATTTTCACCTTTCGCAACCATGTTTTTGTTGACATTGAGTGAATGGTCTGGAGGCATGCTACCCTTATCCCATCCTAAAGTTTTAACTCGCTCAGAGAACTGGTAACCATATGTGTGTTTCATAGATTCAAGAAGCGCCTGGTCGTTATCTTTAATAGACTCGTTTAATCTTGCAAAAAATTTGTTCAATGATACCTCTAAATTATTGGCTATTTCGTAATTGAATCCATGTTGGGTCTTCGCAACATCAGTGTCCATTACAACTTTATCGGCCGGAACTTGTCCACTAATGACCGTTGTTGTTCCTCTTGCATCAGTTGTAGTATTTAAGTTTTGATAATTTACGATTTTAAATGGTATAACCTTTGTTTGTGCAAGTTTCTTTTTTTTCGCATGTGTGCCGTGACCTACGAAATTTATTTTAATAAAATATTCAGCATCAGTAATAGAACTGAATCCACACAATGCAACCACAGTTTGTAAACTGTTTGCTAGGCTTGTATTGCCAACTTGGGTAACAGTGAAACTTAACTTATCGGCTGTTCCGGCAATCTTACTATAATCTCCATTACCCACACCAACAGCCTCTACAGTCAAATCTGCCACTGTGAATTCGGTAGTAACACCAGTTTTTGCTATTGTTATGGCATTGTCCGTCGAACGTGGCCATCCGTCTGAGACGATTGTCTCCATATCAAATGCTTCTTGTTCTTGAAATGCTCTTGTTGTTTTACGGTCACATACAAACCACTCTAGGGTGTATGTGTAAGAATCATAGACATCAAGAGGATTTTCTAAGAAGCCTTCATGCTTATCTACAACATCTTTTAACGTAGCCGAAATAGTATTGTCCATTATTTTACACCATATTTGCTATGTTATCTTTGCTTGGGATTCTAATCTCGATTCCTGCAGAAAAATTTCTAATAGGGTCAATTATAATATCTGGATTTCTAGTAGCAAATATCCACCAATACTTGGCAGTTCCATACATCTCATAACTGCACAAATCTGGACGTTCGTCAAATTCTTGAGGTATCGTGTAATATTCATCAAATGGGTCTTTATAGATAAATCTCTTTTTCATTATATCTAGTACAGTATCGTCTATGATTCCTGTTCTATTCCATGGTGATTCTTCTTTATACATAGCCTTTGTCCTTTAAATTGCCCGTAAGATAATCTTTAACACTAAAATTGTCTCTTATACTCTTAGGTGAGTAAGTAACAGATAAGGTCAATACAAACATATTTGTAACTGGCACTCTCATTATTTTGAATTTGTCTGATGTTGGGTCTTGTATTTCTATATAATCTATATCTGAGTCTAAGTTCCACGTAAAGTCACGAACAACACAAGGCACATCTTCATATATTCCGTGTGCGTTAAATCGCAATATCGGTGGTGGCATGCCAGGGTCTACATCATTCTTCCAAGACATCTTCATCGTACTTCTAATCCATGTTGCCGCTTTATATACATACAATGCTTCTTCTTCACTTCTTACAATCATTGGTGCTGTTATGTTGATTTCCATATTCATATGACTATCAAACGCACGTTGTTGAAAGTTACTATGTGTCAAGTCATAAGACGAATAGTTTGCACTATTGATTATAGAAGTAGTTGG